GACCCAGATGCTTGGCGATACTGCCCTCTCGCATCCGGAAAAGCAGAACGTCACCCTCAGCGGCATCCGGCAATGGCTTGGCGACCAGCCATCGCGAAGCCGCTTCGTGCAGCACTTCCCGATGATCCGGTTCCGCCCAGTCTTCCGTATAGGCGGGCACCGCTTGCGGCTCCTCGCCGTAAAGCCTGCGCCAGACACCACGCAACAGGCCAAGGCAATCCGCCCCGGCTCCCCGGACACTTGCCTGGTGCAGATAGGGCGTCCCGATCCAGAGCTTTGCTTCTGCAATCGCAGCTTCTGCGACCGTCATGAACTGCTCCCGCCGACGCGCCGCGCGCCGCCTGTGGCACGATCCGGCACCGGATAGGACGCCAGCCAGTCCTCTCCCGGAATATGCGGAAAACCGCGGAAATTCAGGAAGTTGGCGAACTTGTTCCGACAAGTGGTCTGGGTCTTGTCGCATCCCGCCCGCAGCCGCACCTGGTCCCCCGCAGCCACCGCCGCGCCGATCGACTGCCAAAGCTCGATCTCGCGCTTGGCTCCGACCTGACGGTCGTTCTTCACGACCCCGAACAGACCTGTGGCAGCACCGGACAGCACCTCGAACTTGCCGCCTTCGAACCAGCGGTCGTCAAATCCGCTCGCGTTGGTCACGACGAACCCGCGCCCGTCCACAACGGCATCGACCAGTCCGGCGATGGTATACCCGGGCTGCGCAAGATCGAACCGGCACCGGCTGTCCCCTAGAATTGCCGAGCAGGCCGGCGTATAGGCCATGCCATGCGGTCGGTTCAGTCGCTCGCTCAGTCCGCGCAACTCGGCCTTGAAGGCACCACCGGTTCGCGTCACCTCGCCAAGCTGGCCGCGGAACTGCTCGATAAAGTCATCCGGCGACTGCCAGTTGACCAAAAACGCACGCACCTCCGCACCATCGAACCGCCCGGCAATCAGATCGGCTTCCGTGATAGACAGGGCGCTCAGGGCACCGAAGGCTTCGGTGTTGTCGACCGAAAGACCCGTCGTCTGATGCAGGACCCGAGCTGTCATGCCGGCATCGGCCCGGCAGACCACCCCGCCGACTTCGACCTCCTGATCATGGTCGGTAAAGCCCAGCACCAACCCGTCGCGGCGCGTGATGGTCCAGGCCCGGCAAACCGTCGTCGCGCCGGACGCCAGATGGTCCAGCAATGCCTCGCGCGTCATAGCCGGATCTCCACCACAGGCACGTTTGGCACTTCACCCGCCTGAAACGACGCGACCGAGGTCTGGATCGTGTCCGTATCGAACCTTACCGGCACGTCAAACTCGAAGCCTGCCGTGACGCGCGTCCCAAGGTCGGGGGGCAGCACAAAGGTCACCTGCCCCGTCGCAAGATTGACCGAATACTCCAGGCTCTCGATCTTCTGGTCCCCGGCCACGGCCACCACCAGTGTCCCGGCCACAGGCTTGCGGATCGGGCGAGTGTAGTTTTGCAACCCCGACTGATAGGTCTTCTGCAGCTGGAAGACCGCCGTTACCCCGTCGCCGGTCCCGATCAGCTGGTCATCCGCTGCCGGGCTTGCCAAAGGGACGCAGGATTTGTAGTCCGACCAGTCCTTCCAGCGAAAGCCGTGCAGCTGACCGGTTCTGGCCTCGAAGAACGCGATCAGCGTTTCGACATCGTTCAGGGACCGCAACCCCACTCCGGCATCATAGCGCCTGCGCGAATGCGCCCATGGGGTGTTCCGCTCTTCGAACCCGTTCGCCAGCGTGACGATTTCGGTGCGCCGTTCCGGGCCCCCGACCGAGCCGAAGCTCAGGTTTGCCGGAAAACGTATCTCATGAAAGGCCATGTCTTTTCCTCACCGATTGCGCTGACCGCGCGACAGGGCGCGGCTGACCTGGGCGGCAACCTGGGATTGGCTGCGCTGGAACCCCTGGACGTCCGGTGTCGTGATGTTCATCACGACGCTCACCGCGCGTCCGCCCGCCGTCTGCACGCCGAGGCGACCATCCGGCCCCCGCGCCAAAGGCATGATTGCCTCGGGCCCAGCCTCGCCCATCAGACCCATTCCCCCTCGCATCGGGAACGTGGTCGGAGCCCCGACGATGCCGCCCTTGGCAAACGGCATCACCTTGCCCTGGCTGAAGGCTCCGCCACCCGCAAACGGCATCCCGCCGCCCATCAGGCCCGACACCCCTTGCGCCAGAAAGCCACCCAGCGCGCCCGTCACCGGTTTCATCGCAATGGAATAGACCGTGTCGACGATGGTGTTCGCAATCGACTTCAGCGCGTCGTTCAGCTTCATCCCGTCGAAGACCAGCCCGTCGAACGCCTTCCGCAGACCGCCGCTGATCCCGCTCGACAGCGTGTTCACTTCCCGTCCGGTAAAGACCATCGTCTCCCGCATCCGCGAAAGCTCGCCATCGAACGCTGCCACCATCGACACGGATGAGCCCAGCTGCGTCTCAAGCGCCTGAAGCTGCTCCTGCATCGTCCCGATACCCGCCATCGTCCTGATCCTTCCTTACATCCGGAAACGCCGCCGCCAGTTCCGCCAGCCGCGCGCGTGTCAGGGGCGGGACCAGACCCTCCCGCCCCAGCATGATCTTCAGTTCGACCGGCGTGAGGCGCCAGAAGACCGCAGGCTCCAGCCCCAGCCCGTGCAGGCCCGCCTGCATGAGGCCGCGCCAGTCGATGACGCTCATGACTCGCCCGGCAAGGCGAAGGCACGCGCCAGCAGTTCCGCCGCCGCCCGCGCCGCCTCGACCGGCCCGCCACCGATCTCGACCCGCAACAGGTCCGAGGCCTGGCCCTGCCAGCCTCCGCCCCGCAGCCCCGCGACGATCAGCGCAAGCACATCGCGCGTCGAGAAGCGCCGCTCTTCAAAGCGCTGCACCAGGTCCAGAAGCGTTTCGGTCTTCAGCGCATCTTCCAGTTCCGCCAACGCGCCAAGCGTCAGCTTCGCCACATGGCGCTGGCCATCCAGCCAGACCGCCACTTCTCCGGTCCAGGGGTTCGCCATCAAAGCGCCGTGAAGGTCAGCGCCCCCGCCGAGGCCATCGACATCTCGTAGCTTGCCTCGTCATTGTGGCTGCCCGAATATTCGATCGACGTGATCTGGAACGGCCCTTCGATGATGCCGAAGCTCGGGATCACCACCTGGAAATCCGGGATCTGGCCGGTGAAGAAGACCTGGCGCGCGCGCTCGTCGGTGTTCTCGTCGCGAAAGACACCAGAGCCCGAGATCGCCGCCGATTTCACCCCGGCCCCGGCGAGCAGCTCGCGCCAGCCGCCCTGGCTTTCCAGGCTGGTGACGTCCACAGATTCCGTGTTGAAACTGATCCTTGTGGCCCGCAGGCCCGCGATGGTGACGAACTGGCCGTCTCCCGTCTGGTCGATCTTGATCAGCAGATCCTTGCCGCTTTGCACAGCCATGTTCGCTCTCCGTTAGAAAGGTGTCAGGGGGGCTTCAGAGTTGAACTCGCGCCCGGAAGGTCAGGTCGATCCGCCGCGTCTCGCCCTCTTCGATCCGGCGGGCATTGGCGCGCAGGAACAACAGGTTGATCAGGACGCCCCGGCTCAAGGTCAGGGGCGCTCCGATCAGCGCGTCCGAGATCGCCGCGGCTATCGTCTTGATCGACAGGAACCCGGTCGCGTCGGTGATCACGCTGATGACCATCTGATGCTCGGCCCCTGCCCCGGATTTGTCGGACTGGTCGCGCGCTTCCTCCGGTCCGATCAGGACGAAAGTCCCGGTCACGTTCGGAGGCACCGCGTCGTAGACCGCCACACCGGTCAGCGCGGGCCAGGCCGTCAGACGCTGGAACACCGCCGTCTGCAGGGCGGGCGCTGCACCGTAACTCATTTCGGCACCTCCTCACGGGCAAAGCAGGTCAGATAGCGGCCGAACTGGTCCCGCTCGGTCACCGCCTGGATCAGGAACAGCCGCGTGCCCTCGCGAAGCCGCTGCCCCGCCTTGGGACGCGACCCCGAACCGACCGGCGCTCCCCGGACCGTGATCCGGTAGGGCACCGCCGACAGCATCCGTTCCTCGCCCAGGGTGTCGCTGCCGGACCCCGGCAGAACCTCGGCCCACAGTGTGCCTTGCGCCACCCAGGCCTCGGTGAAACCGCCTGCGCCGTCCGGAGTGCGCACCACGGCCTCCAGCACCAGCGCCCGGTTCAGATGGGGCGCGTTCATTTCTTGCCCCCGCCCAGGATGCGGACCGTGCGCCAGCGCTCGATCAGCGTGACCACCCCGAAGGGCAGCCCTGCCGCCTGGGCTCCGTCATCATGGCGATGCTCGTAATATTCTCCCGCAAGCAGCAGCACGGCCTGCCGCAGATCGACCGGGACATCCGTCCAGGCCGCGCCGAAACCCGCATCGAAGACGACCTTCACCAGCCCCTCGCTCGGGATCGTCGGCAGCGTGGTCCCCTTCCCGGCCAGCCGGGGCCGGTGCAGGTCCGGGATCAGCCGGTAGGCACCCGCAGGCACTACCGCCTCGCCACCCGCCGCATCGACCAGCGTGACGCTGACGATCCCCGCGACCGGGGCCACCGGCAGCGCCTGCTCCGCGTCGCGCCAGCACTCCAGCACCCACAGGAACCGGCGCTGGAACAGCATCTTGCCGATGCGCCCCTCGATCGCCGCCATCGCGGCGCGAAGATAGGCCTCGATCAGCCCGTCCTGCAGCCCGTCATCGGCAAAGCCCGAACCCATCCGCAGATGGTCCTTCATCTCTTCCACCGGCAAGGCCAGCGAAGGCACCGGGGTCGTTTCCGTCAACATCATGGGTCAATCTCCGCCCGGAACCGGGCCTGATGGGATTTCGCAGGCACGGGGGTTGGCCCGGCCCCGCCAGGGGACCGGGCCCGTTCGTCACGACACCGCGACCTTCAAGAGCTTGATCGCCGCAAAGTCGGTGATGTCCCCGCCCACACGCTTGTTGGCGTAGAACAGGACGTTCGGCTTGGCCGAGAACGGGTCGCGCAGGATGCGCAGGTCCGGGCGTTCCGCGATGGTGTAGGCCGCGCGGAAGTCGCCGAAGGCGATGGGATAGGTGTTCGCCCCCACGTCGGGCATGTCTTCCGACACCAGCACCGGATAGCCCATAAGGCGCGCAGGCTCGTTCGCCGCCAGACCGTCCGACCACATGAAGCGGCCGTCGGCGTCCTTCATCTTGCGCACCGCACCCACGGTCTTCGAGTTCATCACGAAGGCCGCATTGGCGCGGTAGTCGGCGCCCAGCGCGTAGACCAGGTTCACGATGCAATCGACCGCGTTGGTCGTAGCAAAGTCCGCCGCCGCGCCGGTCGGGATGTAACCCAGCTGGCCCCAGGCCCAAGACGCGTTGGCGACCTTGGTCGGCAAGAGGATGCCCTTCGGCTTGTCCACGCCGTCGCCGTTGATGAAGGCCGCAGCCTCGGCCCGGATGAAGCGGGTGGCGATCTTTTCGGCCAGCCAGCCCTCGACGTCGAAGGCGCTGTCGTCCAAAAGACGCTGCGAAGCCTTCGGCATCGCGGCCAGCTCGTGCAGCTTGATCGAGATGCGCTCGATGATCGGGGTCGCGGTCTCGGTGGTGGCCGCCGCTTCGGTCGCCCAGCCCGAGCCGACTTCCGACCGGTCGACGATCACGTCGAACGAGGTCGCCTCGACCTGCACGACATTGGCGATCGACCGCAGCGACGAGGTCGACAGCAGAAGCGACTGGATGCGCTCCGAGGTTTGCGGATCGACCAGATAGCCACCGTCGGCCGCCACGGCGGTCGACATCGCCTTGCCTTCCAGGGTCAGGCCGCGCAGGCCATCGTCATCGCCCGACCGCAGATAGGCGTTGAACGCCTTCTGGTGCGGGGCCTCAACCTCCGCGCGGGCCGAAAGCGCCGGGCGGCCATAGGACATCGTCTTTGCGTTCAGCATGGTCAGTCGCTCTTCCTGATGTTTCAGCGTGGATTTCACTTCGTCCTGAAAGGTGCTGAATTCTTTCAGGAAACCCGCCATGGCGGCCTTCGCCTCCGCAGCCGGAGAGTGGACCGGAGACAGATCTTCCCCGGTCCGAGACTTGGTCTCGGTCATCATGTCAGTCCTTTTCTTGTCAGTGGGACGCCGCGCTATCGCCCGGCCAGACTGCGGCGCGCGTCCTCGAAGACCGCCGCCATGTCGCGCCAGTCATCGTCCAGGACATCCGCCTTGGCCGCGACCCGCGCCTCGGGAAGCATCGGGAACGTCACCAGGGACACCTCCCAAAGCTCCAGCTCCGACAACAGGCGCTTGCCCTTGCCGTCACGTTCCGCCTTCACTGTCCGGTAGCCGATGGACAGACCGTCGATGGCCCCTGCCGCCAGAAGTGCCGCCACCTCGCGGCCCCGCTCGACCTCGGTCAGGATGCGCCCCTTGACCCAAAGGCCGGTGGCATCCTCGCGCACCTCGTCCCAGACACCGATGGGCTGACCGGGGTCATGCTGCCACAGCATCTTGACCCGACCTTGCCGCGCTGCAAGCCGCTTCAGGCTGGCCGCATAGGCACCCTTCTGCACGATATCGCCACCCTGGTCGGTCTTGCCGAACAACGAGGCATAGCCTTCGACCACATGCCCCTCTGTCACCACCAACCCTTTGTCGGGCTGGTGGAACTTGCGCTCGGGTGCGCCGTATTCTTCCCTCATCGCCTCACCTCATCGCTGCCTGGATGACCGTCTCGGCCATCTGCGCCAAAAAGAACGCCGCCACACCGTAGACGCCGACCCAGATCCGTTTCTCCAGCCGCTCCAGCGTCGCCTCGATCAGGCCAAGGCGATACTCCAGCCCCGCCCAGCGCTCTTCCGCGACCCGCTCGTTCGCCTCGATCCGCGCGGCTGCCGCGTCGAAACTGTCGTACAGAAACCGCGACCCGCCTTCGGACCGCCGCGCCGTCATTCTTCCTCCGCCTGCTTCGGCAGGCCCAGCAGCATCCGCTTTTCCGCCACCGTCAGGAAATCCGCCGCCGCCACCCGCGCCCATTGCTGGTCACGTTCGCTTGCCAGTGCCGGCACCTGGTCCAGGTCGGGCTTCAACTCCACCGCTTCACCCGCAAAGCGCGACAGCCAGTGTGCGAGGTCCGCCATCACCTTCGTCGCCAGCGGCAGCACCGTCAGCCGGTAGAAGGCCCGGTTCGCTTCCTGGTAGTTCGAGTAGGTCGCGTCGCCGGGGATCCCCAGCAGCATCGGCGGCACACCGAAGGCAATCGCGATCTCCCGCGCCGCGGCCTCCTTGGTCTTCTGGAACTCCATGTCCGACGGGCTGAACCCCATCGGCTTCCAATCCAGCCCGCCTTCCAGCAGCATCGGGCGCCCGGCATTGCGGGCCCCTTGGTGATGCGCCTCCATCTCGCTGACCAGCCGGTCGTATTGATCCGACGACAAAGCAGCCGCGCCATCCGCGCCCTTGTAGACGATGGCTCCCGAGGGCCGCGCCGCGTTGTCCAACAGTGCCTTCGACCAGGCCGACGCCGAATTGTGAACATCCACCGCCAGCGCCGCCGCCTGCATTGGCGAGAACCCGTAGTGGTCGTCCTGCGGATGGAATGTCTTCAAATGGCAGATCGGGCTCATCTCGCCCGTCACGTCATAGCGATGCGTCCGCCCGCTGACCGTATAGTCATAGGCCACCGGCCAGCCATCCGCCCCCGGCACCAGGTTCATCCGGTCCGACCGCAGCACATGCAGCTCGCCCGGCACCGCAGACAGGCCCGGCACCGCCTCGACATAGGCGTTCCCGGCCAGAAGCAGGTAGCCATAGACCGCTTCCAGAAACTCCGCCCGGCCCTGCGCGCCATTCGGACGGCTGATCAGGTCCATGACCGGATGCGTGTCAAAGCGCTGCTCATGGGTCTGGCAGACCAGCGGCAAGGCCGCCGCCGCCTCGGCAATCAGCCGGACCACGCGAAAGCCAATCGGGTTCCCCTGAAACCCGGTCCGG